AAGTTTAATGATGACATATCACTGTCATTTATATTCATATTTAAAGGATTTTCAGGTGTAATATTAGATATATTAGATATTGACATGTCATCGCCTGTTGTATTCATTGATGATTGGTCTAAATTATCGTTTCCTTGATTATCATCCATTCCTAAATCAGATAAATGTAATGAACCATCAGAATTAAAACTATCATCTAAATTCATATCATGATTATCATGATTATCATCATCTATATCATATTGTTCATCACCATGAATAACAGATATTGTATCATCATCATCATCATTATGATTAGGTTGTCCACCAGAGTTTTTATAATTTTTAAATAATTTTACCATAATAATATATTATCATATTTTAAATCATTTATTAATTTTTATATGATTTAAAATTTAATTATATTTAAAATCCACCTGGGAAATGTACTAAATTGGCTCCAATACCAAATCCAGCTCCACTTCTAGCACTGACACCCATAGATGGAATATAAGTATCAAGAATGCTAAATGTAGCAGCAGCAGTTAAAGCAATTAATATAATTTCCTCAATGTTTAAAGAACGTTTAGGAATTGCAAAAGCAGCAATAGCAACCATAACACCTTCAACAAGGTATTTGATAATTCTCTTAATTAATTCGCCGACATTAATTAGTCCGTTCATTTATATTAAATAAAAAGAAAAAAATATATATTGCGATAAAAAACTTAAAAATAAATAAAATACATATTTAAAATGAATCGTTCTAAAGATAAATCTGCTAAAAAATCTGGTTTTGAAAAAAAAATGGAAAATGGAAAAATTAATCCTAAATATGTTGATTTATTAGAGGAAGATAAACCAATTGCAGGACAAAAATTCTCTTGTGTATCTTTTTTATCCCCTGATAAAATTATAAAGCAAAAGGAAATATTTTTCTTTGAAGAATTCCTAAAGAAATGGGAATTTAATAAATCAATGGAAAAGTTTATTCAATTCTTAAATTTTATTTCATTTAAATATAATATATCTTTTGATGATCTAAGCAATGATTTTAAAGACTTTGTTAAAGAAGAGAAAGATAATCTATCTAAATCTTCTATTGAAGATGATTATAAGACATTTTTAGATAATAAAGAAGAAGAGCTTGAAAAACAATTTAATATCACACATAACTTCCAAACTAGTGTAAGAGGATTAAAAATTAGAGGAAGTTATCCAACAGTTGAAGAAGCAGAGTTAAGATGTAAAATGCTGAGAGAAATTGATCCAAATCATGATATTTTTGTAGGACCAGTAGGAATGTGGATGCCTTGGGAACCTGAAGCATATAAAACTGGAAGAGTTGAATATATGGAAGAAGAATTAAATCAATTGATGAGTGAAAAGCAAAAGAATGAATCTAATGCTAAGATGGCTTTCGATCAACGTGTTAAAGAAACAAAGAAAAAAGCAATTGAAGAAAATATAAAGAATGCTGAAAAGAGTGGAAATACATTAACTCAAACTTTAGATGATAATGGTAATTTGATTGGAGTTAATAATGCTTCATCTTCTGAATTAGAAGTCAAAGAGCAAGAGAATATATCAAGTGCTGATATTAGAATGCAGCTATTCGAAGGAGATAATATTGTTACAGGTAAGACTGATTACGGACAAAGTGAATTAGTTAGTGGCCCTTTTGCTGGTAAACAAAAAAATGCTTAGATATTATCATAAATTTAAATAATAAATAATATAAATATAATTATTATATTATTTATAATGGAACTTGTATTAGAACCAGATTTATACTCACCAATAATTAATGATTCAGGTAATTATGTTGATAAAATACCATCATTTATCAGTCAAAAAGGTATAAGGTGTCCTTGCGGTTCACGTAAAGATAAAACATATGATACTCATTCAATATTTTCTAATCATATTAAAACTAAAACACACCAGAAATGGATTGAAAGTATAAATTTAAATAAGTCTAATTTTTATGCTGAGAATATTAAATTAAAAGAACTAATTAATAATCAAAAATTAATAATTGCAAAATTAGAAAAAGATGTTAATATAAAAATAATGACAATAGATTTTTTAACTCAACAACTTAATACATTATCATCTCAAAATAATATAAATAATAAAGTTGTAAGCGACCTTTTAGATTATTAAAAAAATAATTATTAATGGATATAAAAATATTTATTATATTTTATAAATGGTTATGTGTATATAATACATACATCGTAAATTATTTTTACCATTTTGATTTCTTGACTGTTATTCTAGGTCCTGCTCCACGTTTTTTAACAGAATTAGGGTCATATTTTTCATCTTCATCATCAGAATTGACACCTTTGGATAATTCCCAAAATTCTTTAGAACCTAATTTAAAATCATTATGATTATCTGCTTTATACCAAAATACTTGATCTATCAATTTATTTGACTTTGAGTTGTTATTTATTACTAAACATTCATAATTTTCAGTGCATGCATCCATTACTTGACAAAATGCCTCAAAAGTTGGAAACATTCCAGCATAATTTTCATAAATTCTTTTTCTGTTAGCAATATAATTTTCTCTCAATATAAAAACATAATCTATATTCGTGCGAAGAGTTGGTGGAATTCCTAACGGGTATTGCATTGTGATCACCAACATTACCTTCCAATGTCTTCCATTCATAAATAATAATCTCATCATTTTATCACGAGCCCAAGTATTATCGTATAAACAATCATCTAAAATAACAAATGCTCTTGGATCAATAGTACTTCTTTTATATGTTTCAATCTCTTTCTTAATTTGCTTTAATACAGTTCTTTGTCTTTTTAAAATATTTTCTATAATGGCAGTATTGTATTCATTATGGACGAATAATTTTGGAACTAATTTACCATAGAATCCATTACCTTCTTCTGTACCTGATATAACAGTTCCAATAGGAATATCTTGTTTATAATATAATAAATCTCTAACCAAGAAACTTTTACCTGTATCACGTTTACCTATTAATACAATAACAGGACCTTTATTTTCATCAGGCTTAAAAGTAATTGATTTCATATCAAATTTCTTTAATTCTAAAGTCATATTACATATTTTAGATAAATTAATTTTATAATTTAACGTAATATAACTTTTATATATTCTAAAATAAATAGATTTATTTGAAATTAGTTTAAAATAGATATAATTTATATATTAAATAGCTAATGATGATTAATGTAAATTATCAAAAAAGAAAAAATACAGAGCTTTTTAAAATTTTAGAAGAAAATAATAGTCTATTATTATCAAATACTCAAAATTTTATACCTATATATAAAAGATTTTTTAATTTAAATGAAACTAATTATAATAGTGTAAATTTAAATCACTTATCATTTATTTCTAATATTAAAAATCACGATGATGATGATAATTTATATAAATGTAAAATAAAAAATATAAATAATCAAAAAATAAAAGAGAAAAATGTTTTTTTTAAGTTAGCACCGTTAATTGATCCTTATAAATTTTTAATAGGTAAATTTGTAAATGAAAATGATACTATATTTAATCTACCTCAAATTAATTCAACTGAAATAACTACTCATAAAAGATATTTGGATCCTAATAATTCAGCTTATATTGATGGATTTTTTTTATTTTTAACAAATAATTTAAATCATTGTCATAATTTTATGCATGGAATAGAATATTATGGTTCATTTTTGGCTATTAAAAATGATTTTAAAATAAATATTTTTGATGATTTGGATTATTTGATTAAATCAAATTATTTTAATGAAAATAAAAATATATTATTTAAAGTAGATGATTATGAAAATTATTTTCAAGAAGAAACTGAAAAAAAGGAACCAATTAAAATAGGTAGACAATTATCATTAAAATCAAACATATCTATAAAATCATTTAATGATGAAATTTTTGAAAATATATTTGAAAAAAATACTATTGGATTAGAAAGTATTAAAAATATTCAAGAATTAGAAGATTTAACTAATGCTAATTTATTTTTAAATAATTTTGATACAAATACAGCTACATTAAAATCAAATTCTAGTTCTAATTGTTCCTCTAGAACATCACATACAACAACTGAAAATAATGATGATAAATGTGATAATTGTGATTATGAAAATGATAATGAAAATGATGATAATATTGAAAGTAAACAAAATGAGGAAAATGAAGAATACAAAGATGAAGAAGAAAACGAAGAAGAATATGAAGAAGAAGACGATGAAGAAGAAAAAATAGAAGTTACAATACCAAAATTTCCAATTCAACTTATTGCTATGGAACATTGTGAAAATACATTTGATGATTTAATTTTAAATAATGATTTAAAAC